TTCTAGTGCTGTCGCACGTAAAACCGCATATCTTTCTGATGTTGCAATGCGTGTACGTGCATTAGTAATGACTAAAGATGCAGTTGCTACTGTAAAACTAATGGATCTTTCGGTTGAGTCTGAGTATCAGATCAATCGCCAAGGTACATTAATGGTGTCTAAGTACGCAATGGGACATAACGTGTTACGTCCTGCGTGTGCTGTAGCTTTGCTTCAAGGTTTATAGAAGCAAGGTAACTCTTAGGGAGTATCCTTTAACTTGGGTACTCCCTTTTTTTTCAATAGGAAACTAATGGCTGATTACAATAAGAAACCTACTGGTAACATTAGAAAGGCGGGTACAGACCCAAAACTACTAACTACTGGTATGGGAGACACACTAGAATCTGGGGAGCTTAAACAAAAGAACTCTAGGCCGTCATTAAGAAACCTACAACGCAACTATAAAAAACAAGGTGGAGGTGCTTTAACAACAAGGATGATTAATGGAATTAGTAGGATGGTAGGTAAATTCGCTACACCTGTTAGTGATCTACTCTTTAATCCTCAAAGTGGAAATGTTGGTGAAGACGAGTTATTAGGAGCCTTAAAAGAACAGGAGAAGGCTAGTAGTTCAGCAAGGAATAAGATGGTCGGCCCTGCTCACTTTCAGGCTTCCCTTTTACATGAGTCAATTCAAAATAAGAATGCAAGGCAGGAGATACTAAACTTCTCTGGTTCCGGTAACCGATTTCATATAGATCATTATGATGTGCTATTTGGACAGGATGGTATAATGTTTAAAGACCCAAAAGATTTAACAGAGGAAGAAAAGAGGTATGGTCTAGGGTACACACAAAGTGTTTCACACTTGTTAAATGTTAAAAAGAACGCACATAAAGTAGCTAATGACCTTATAAAGTACAACAAGAACTTTGTTACATGGCTCAATTTTGAAGGCCCAACACAAGTAACTGATAGTGTAGTAGTAAATGGGGAAACAAAAACCTTTCCTAAGATAGTTCATCATGGGACACGTGGAGATGTGAGTACTACAGTAGGATTTTGGAATAGACGAATGGGTTCTGATCCTAGTGTACTAGCGAGGTTAATGAAACCAGATGGATCTTTAGAATCTCCAATAGAAGCAGAACAAGAGATGGCAGGTCACTTTGGTACAGTAGCACAAGCTCAAGATATTCTAAAAGGTAAACATAGGAAAGACTCTAGAACAGGGGATAAATATTATAGCGGATTTATAAAAGCAAATAATTTACTAGTAATGCCAGAACTATATCATTGGGAATTTGATTCTGTCCTTGAGCATTTACAAGGAGGTGTTGATGTCGATGGTAATTTATTTGGTGGGGAAGACGCAGATGGTCAAAAGTTCTTTCAAAGAGAAGAGGGTGAGAATTGGACTTATGACAAACCAAATATACTTTCTGAGGCTAGAGAAATAAAACTAGGAGCAAGGCCTATTACCCACAACCCAGTAGAGTTTAAAAATGATGGTACAAACTTTCCAAGACTGATGGAGTACATTGGTAAGGGTACAGCCGTAGAACAGATAATGAACTATGCTTATGAGATGTTAGAGAAAGACTACACAAGAGAGGGAATTGAATTACCAGACTGGAACAAGAGTTTTGAAAGTATGCTTCCTAAAGAAAAAGCAGAGATACATTTCTATAAAATGCATGGTCTAATTAAGTTCATTAATGATGACCTAGATTACGATGGAATTGAGTATGATAACAAAGTAGAAGATGAAGATAGTGGTGATCCATCATATATACTCTTTCATCCTTGGCAGTTTAAATCAATATACAATCATGGAGAATTCTCACGAAATCGTAGAAATTTCTTAGGAAGTACCAGTAAATATAAAAAGAAGGAGCAAGTAGCATGACAACAAGAGCACTAGAGAATATGTCGGAGTTACAAGCAGTCAATATGATGCTGACGACTATTGGAGAACAGCCGATTGCCAACTTAAATGATAAGGCAGGACTACAGGATGCTTCCATAGCTCAAGACATACTACATAATACATCAAGGCAAGTACAATCAAGAGGATGGATATTCAATACAGACTTACAAAAGATTCTATCCCATGACAGTTCTTCAGGAGATGGTTCTGGTAAAATTAAAATAGATTCTAACGTACTACGTATAGACACGACATCTAAAGTGAGGTCAAACAAAACAGATATAATAGAACGTGCAGGATACCTTTATGATAGAGAAAAGAATACCAACCTATTCTCAGACGATGTAACAGTAGACTATGTTACCTTTCTCCCCTTTAACAGCTTACCTGAGTCTGCACGTAGGTACATAGCAGTTAAGTCTGCACGTGTCTTCCATGATAGAGTTGTGGGGTCAGGAGAACTACACAACTTCTTTCAACAGGATGAAATGCAAGCTTGGGGAGACTTACTTGAGTACCAGTCAGAAATAGGAGACTTTAATATCTTTGATGACTATGATACCTTTAGAATAGTAGACAGGAATCAAGACTCAAACCAACATTATGCGTGGAGGAAGTAGATGGCTTTAATCTCAGGTACTATACCAAGTCTAATTAATGGTATATCCCAACAACCTGCTACTCTTAGGCTACCTACACAGGGATCGGTTCAAGAAAATGGACTATCACACATTGCACGTGGGTTAGAGAAGAGACCATGTACTGAGCATGTAACACTAGTATCTGGTGTAACCTCAACTAATAGTGACGATGTATTTATCCACACCATCCGAAGAAGTGAGGACGAAGCGTATGCACTAATTATGAAGGGTTCAACTAGTAGTGGGACACCAGAGATCAAAGTTGTTGACCTAACAGGTTTTGCTACTGGAACTGCTGGTAATGAGGTACACGTAAGAGCAACAGCAGATGGAACCTCTGGAAGTTCTGTGGCACTAAGCCACTCTAGTATGGCAGTTCAAGAGTCTTACCTGAATAACTTTGAGACTGCAACTAACGCCTTTTCTCCACATAGTCTATCAGCTACTACTATTGCTGACTACACGTTTATACTCAATAAGACTAAGGTAGTAAAACAAAAGGCTACACTACCAGATGTAAGACCTTATGAATCACTTTTGTACTACAAGATTGGAGACTTTGGTGCAAAGTACCAAGCTCTTATTACTGAGTGGAACGTAGATGCAACAGGTGTAAAACCAGCTAAAGACGCAACTATAAAAACTCAGTATAAAATAATATTTGCGACACCAGATAACGAGGTGGAATCTAGGTCAGGACTAGGAGGTTTAGGTAACTCAGCTTCCCTTAATAACCAAGCCTCAGTACGTGTTAATAACATTGCAAATGCAATAACTACAGGAGCAGATGCTAGTGATATAGTAAAACTTTTGAGAGATGGTACTTCAGACTCCAGCTACAAAATAATTGTAGGTACAGGATCGGATGATACATCTTCCAATGGAAGTGCGGCTACTCTCTACGGAGGTGACAAAGGTGTAAAGAGTCGTGGTACAATCACATCAACTACTGAAGTAATAGAGGGGCAAACAAAAGGATCTGGGGGTTTTACAGGTCACGCTGATTATTGGGATGGAACACAGGGATTAAATGGTACAAGTAATAATGGAGCAGGAGGTTTAGTAGCTGCCAATCCTAGATTCAAAGTTGTATTTGATGATAAGACAAGTGTAATCCATCTTAAAAACTCAACTTACCCTATTACTGTTGAGCTTACAGATGGTAAAGGTGATACATTCTCACGTGCCGTCAATGGTAGTCAGGAAGTACCTAACTTTGGTTACTTACCGGGTTCAGCAAATATTGAAGAAGGTTTTGTAGCAAGAATCTCTGGAGACAAAGCATCTGGACAGGATGACTACTACGTAACTTGGAATGGTGCTGTATGGAAAGAAACTGCACAACCTATATATCCGGGTGGAGATGCCCTTAGTAACTATACTGCCGGTTCTTATGCTTTAGACACTAGTCCCTCTGCTCCACTAATAGCACTACAGAAAAATTCGTATATAGAGTTAGACGAAGGTACTATGCCTATGCAACTCTTTAAAGCTTTTGATAGTTCCAATAATATATACTTTGTATTCAAGCCTGTAGACTGGGCTGATCGTGAGGCTGGAGATTCTACAACAAACCCATTTCCTGCCTTTGGTAACTATGATGTTGCATCTGATGCTGATGGAATATTTACTATTAGTGACATATTCTTCCATAGGAATAGACTTGGGTTCATCTCAGATGAGAATGTTATACTATCTGAGTCTGGTGGTTACTATAACTTCTTTCATACTACTGTATTATCCGTATTAGATACAGCAGTTATTGATGTAGCTGTCAGTAATAACCAAGTTGCTATACTCAAGTCTGCCATACCATTTCAGGAAAGCCTCATATTGTTCTCAGATCTCCAGCAGTTCAAACTAACGTCTGACTCCTTCCTTACCCCTACCTCAGTAACAGTTGACGTTGCAACGAACTTTGAGACCTCTACGACAGCAAAGC